CCAAACTCTAAATTTTCTCATTTCTCTCTCCCTTCATAAAATCTTCCAATTAGGGTTATTAGGTGTGGGGGTAATACAACTTGAATATCAAGCCCTTTGTATTTATTGTTATAATAAACTTTTTTAACTAACCGTTGACTCGCTATTCTAATATAATCATAACTATCAATCCACACAGGTTCACCTAAATACTCACTCAACTTATCAATCACCTCTTGCTCTGCAGTTGGGGGTTTACTTTCCATACGCTCATCAAACCTACCTTGCTCATATCCTGCTCGATAACTTTCTCTACGCATTTTTATTAATTCTTCTTTATTCATCATCTTCACTAACATCTTTTAATGCTAAATCAATAAATTTATTTATACGTTCTTTTGATTGTTCTTTTGTGAATTCTTTATTCATCATTTTCCACCAACTAACTTTTTGAGTTTTTTATATGATTTATGATAATTTGAATATTCAATATCGTTTAAATTTGTTAAACTACTAAATATTTTATCTTGCAATTCTAAATAAATTGTAATAGTGTCTTTTATTTCTTCCAACTCTTTCGCTTGTTGTGACAAATATTTTTCTACTGAATTCCAACTTACAACCCATAAATCTTGTTTTTCATCATAATATCTTTTGTTCTTTAATTCTTCTTTACTCATCATCTTCACCTACTAATTGTTTGAGTTCGATACTTCCATTAGCACCTTTTTTAAAGGTTTTATTAAATATAATATGCACTTCGCCATTCTCGGTTTTCTTCGCAATAGCCAATGCTGTTTCATCTAAATCACCAACATCAATACCTATGTGAATGTTTTTATATTTTTCCAACTCTCTCTCAAGTTGCTCTTTTTTCTCTAGGGCTTGTTTGATCAACTTAATATGATTATGGTTAAAAATATGCCCTATTGAGTCATCTCTATCGGTATCTTTTAAAGTATTATCTATAAATTCATTTATATATTCTTTCCAATTAAATTTAACACCACATTCACATTCTTTTTGTGTTATTTCTACTTCTCTATTACATTCAGGGCAATCAAATATAATTTGCCCCTCTTTATTTGATGCACCACCATAAATTCCTACATCTCTTGGTTCAACTATTTTTACTGGGTTTTTACCTTTATTCATTGTTTTCCTCCGTTAAATTTTTTACGTTTATGGATATTCATCCAAAAATTTGCTTTTACTTCGAGGTCTTTCATTTGATGTTTTAATTTAAGGAAATAATTATAAATATAATCCAAATCATTTTCAATATCATCATAATCATACTTACCATTCGCGTTCATTAAGCGTATATCATTTATTGCTTCTACCAACTCTTTGCCCATCACAAACCCCTCTCTTTCCACTTGTCATACTCATTGTCTAAATCTTTCTCTTCCCTTTGCTCACTCACTTTACTTTGTGGTCTAAATTCTTCCCACAATAATGTTAGTTGTTCATCGCTTAACTTATCCGTATTAAACCGATCTAGCATATCATCTAACTCAGCTGTTGCCTTTGCGTTTTCATAATAGAAATAAATCAAACGAAAGTTGTTATCTACTTTGTAGGGTGTGTCTATCCCCTTATAACTGTCACACACTTGACAATATTCCTCTACTTCATTACCACAGAATTTACATATTTTCATTGGGTATATTCCTTTTCAATTATAATAATTCTTTTCTTAAGCATATCAAACAAGACTTCAATTACCTCACTTGGTATGTCATATTGATATAAAGATTCTTCATGTGGATATTTGTTTAATGCATGAGACCAAACACTAATTTTTTTTTCTTTTAAATCAATTTGAATAAAATAATCAATATATGTTTGTTTTAAAGAATTTTCTTCTTTGGCTTTATCTTCTGTATATCCCATATCTAATAACTCTTTAAATACCTTTTTTGTTCTTGGTTGTCCTATCATATAAATATAATTATCATAATGTTTTCGATATTTGAAACCATAATGAATTAATAATTCATGTGTAATATTTTCGTTTAATTTAATCATTCTACTTCTCCTCCTTAATCATCTTTTTAATATCTTTCATTTCAAAGTCCATCCACTCACCGTTCCACGATAATACTCTACCGTTCAATACGTTAAAATACTTGTATATGCCATCTTTTTTCATTATGTATATATAATTGCCCTTTTGTATGATGAACGGCTCACAACCATCTAATTCTTTGTAATACGCTTTTAATTTGTCAACTAACATCTTTTATCAATCTCCAATCTAATTATAGTATATTTTTTCTTATCTTCTTCAGTGATCTGTTCGTTCTTGAATACAACCTTTAATGGTTTCTCTTTAAGATGCAATTCGCCATCTCTATATTCAGTCTTCATCTAACCACTCCAATACCTTATTCATTGTTGGCTCGGATATGATTCGACCAGAGATGACAGCGTTCAAGTGTTGCCTTGTATAATCGAACATCTCAGCTAATTGTTTTTGTGTCATGCCTTGCTTGATTAACTTCAACTTAACTTCTTTTAAAATGTCTCTTTTTTGCGCACTCTTCATTGACTACCCTCCCACAACTTACAATGTGTAATCTAAAACCATCATAAGTCAAATTTTGTTTTCTTAATATGTTATAGTCCTCATCAGTAACCATAACTTGCTTGGGTATAAACCCATGACATCGAACGAAATTATCTACTTCATCAATGACATTCTGAATCAGTTGTTTAACTTTTTCCACTCTAAATACCTCCTAATATTTTTACCCTCTTTAGGGTTAAGACCTTCTTTAATACACCACTCTTTATATTCGATCAGTTCTTGTTGTAGCATGATATTACCATCTACAAATATCGTGTTCAGTTTTGTAAATACAATCATCTAAAACTATTATGTTATCATTTTCATCATAAGTAATTTCTTCAAATTCAGCAATATTTGAGTTTCTCATTCCTGTAAATCTAAAATAACCATTAACATCTTCATACACTTCATTAATTTCTAAATCTTTAAATTTCATAATATACCTCCATATAATTTAGGCTATCTCATCAGCACAATGAGCCTATCTATTGTGGACAGCCCTGTGTAAGCGACTGTTTCGAAAGGAGAAAATTATTTTAATTATCAGTCACGAATAATTTTTTATAAATATCATTTATTTCGTTTTCTTCTTCAGTAGTTATTTTTTTGCCATCTTGATAATGTATTAAACTATCAAGGCTAATAGCATAACCAAATGTATTAGTATAACCACAAACCTCATAATAACCTTTTTCATCTTTAACTCTTTTGTTTTTAGTATCAATAATAATTTTCATTTCCTCGACCTCCTAAAGTCTTTCTTAACTACACCTATATATTAACATATAAATATTTACTTGTCAACAATAAATATAAAAAAAGTATATAATCGACCAGTTATAGCCAATTATATACGGTTTTTATTAAAATTATATATTATTACCTTTTTTATTCCTACTCGCCAATATTTTACGACTCCACCACTCAGGGCTTTTATAACCCCTTGCTCGACCTATGGCGACTAATTCTTCATATGTTCTTGCACGACCGACTTCCATACGCTCTTTCTTTTTTTCTAATTGCTCAATCTTCTCTAACTCGGCTTGTCGTTCTTGTTCTATCTCTCTTTTTGTCTTGCCGTTGTCGTATCCACAATATGGACATATACTCGCTGTGCCACTGTATATTAACTGACATTTATCGCAACGCCTAACGACTATATCAGGCTCACCTGACTTGTTAGCGACTGACATACGACCTTCTAATGACCAGTCTCTCTTTTCCGTTGGTAGTCCGTGTCTATAACAGTTGCCGACTAGATCATATATTGTGGCTCTCTTACCTGGTCTAGGTCTTAAACAACGCATTGACTGTTGAATATAGAGAGATAGGCTCATAGTAGGTCTTAACAATATAACTGTGTCGCAGTCTGGAACATCAAAGCCTTCGCCAACTAGGTCTACATTTGATAATACCCTTATATTACCCTTACGAAAGTCTTCTATGATTCTATCTCTATCTTTCTTTTTTGTGTTACCATCAAAATGTGTAGCACCTATTCTATCACATAGTGCTTTCGAGAACTCTATACTAGGGCAATATATGATAGTCTTTCGTGACTTGTCTATATAATCATCTACCTTACCATATATTTTACTCTTCATTAATTGTGCAGTGACATCATCCATATCGAAGTCCATACCACGCATTTTATACTCTATAACATCAGTTTTTGGTGCGTAGTAGTCATACTCACTCAACCAACCTTGTTCAATAAGTGTCTCGGCATCTAAACCTTCAACAAGCGTATCAAATATGTCACCTAACGCCTTACCATCTCTTCTAACAGGTGTTGCTGTCAAGCCAACCATTGGCACACCCTCAAAGTAGTCAATGATATTATACCAAGACTTTGCTTTAGCGTGATGCGCTTCATCGAAAATAATTAAAGTTGGTTTAGGATAGTTACCAGGGTTGCGTGTTATAGTCTGCACCATGCCTATAAACACGTTGTCTTCAGGTATGTTGAACTTGGCGAATGTATCTTTAGTCTGCTTAATCAACTCTCTACGATGGACTAGAAACCATACATACCCATCGTGTAACTCTATATGCCTATGCGCCATATCAGCGAAGCACACTGTCTTTCCTGCGCCACAAGGTAGAACGACAAGAGGTTTAGAATGTTTGCGAAATGATTGTCTTGTGTCATTTACTAAACTTATCTGATAGTCTCTTAACTTCATTGCGGTATATCACCTCTCTTCAATGTAGTCGAATATTGTGGAATAACCTTGTGCTTTCATTTCTTTTTCTCTAAGACTAATACCGTGTATTCTATCGTTTGCTAATTTATAAAAATCTTTTTTTATTTCAAAACCATATGAGTGTCTACCAAGTTCTTTCGCTGCCATCAATGTGCTACCACTTCCAGCAACTGGATCTATGACAGTATCGCCTTCATCAGTAAATAGTTCTATAAGTCTTTTCAATAATTTAACTGGTTTTTGATTAGGGTGTATCTTTTCGGTTGATAAATCTTTCTCAAATGGTATGTGATTATAAACCATACGACCACCATTATTAAACTTCGGTAACTTATCACGATAAAATAATAGACCATACTCACAAGCACCTACTGGGCGCATGTTTGCCTTAAGAACTTCAGCACTATAAGACTTTGTAAAAATTAAAGGATGATTCATAGTTTTAAAGCCGTATTTTTTACCAATTTCAATAAGTGGTGCTAATTGATTAAAAGCACATAAGATAATTAACGCTGGCGCTTGTCCTGTCTCTTTTGGTTCAGGCTTAAGCAATCGCTTAACAAATCTAAAGAAGTTATCAATATTGAAATCTTTGTCAGTATCGAAGAATTGACTATGGGCTTTGTCGCTTTCTCCATTCTTGTTATCTCCATCTACATACCACGAAGGGTTACTTGCATAAGCAAGATTACCAAGATTATAAGGTATATCAGCAATAATAAGTTGAGCCTTCTTAATTTGATAACGCTTATGGTTTTCCATATGGTCATTAAATATCTTGCATATTGTTCTATGTTTACGTTCCACCTCATCACCTCTCTTTTGCATTTCAAAATAACCTCTCTTGCTTTAATAAATAATCAATTCTTTTATTTGCAATATCACAATATTCTTTACTTATTTCAAAACCTATAAAATCTCTATTTAATAACAAAGCCATTTTTGCAGTCGTTCCGCTTCCCATAAATGGATCCAGAATAATATCACCTTCATTAGACCAACTATATATATGGTCACTTACAAGTTGTTCTGGAAATACTGCTGGGTGTTCCGTTTTATCATTAAAAGAAGTAGTAACTTTCCATATATTATTTCTAATAGATTTTTCAGGAACAGGTTTTTTTAATTTTCCACTAAAATCTTTACTACCAGCCCATTTATTTTTTTTATCGTTTATTAAGTTAGTTGTTTTAGGTTTACCTTTACTAAATATAAACATATATTCAAATATTTGTGTGTATCTAGTTGATTGTTTATTTGCTGGAAATGTTGAACTATTTTTTTCCCATATCATTGTATCATGTAAATTAAAACCTATTTCTTTAAAGAATAACGCTTGTTTAAAACTTGTTCCTGTTTCGCTACCATCTATGGTTTGGTCACCGACTATCCACACAACAACGCCACCTTGTTTAGTAATACGATACAATTCTTTTGCAATAGTTTCAAAATCAAAATCAAAACCGTTATATGTTCTCATATTATCATATGGTGGTGAAGTGACAGTTAAATCAACATAATCATTTGGTATATTTTTTAAACCTTTAGCACTATCTTGATTGTATATTTTGTTTACTTCCATCATCAACCTCCTGCATAAGTAGCCACTTCCTTTTAGCGCTCTCAATAGCACCGGTCGGTGTCTTGCCATATGCTACTACGCCATTGTATGTTGCTTTGTAATCTTCTATATACTTGTTCACTCTGCGTTCTATCTCTATATGCTCATTACACATCTTCGTATTCCTCTTTGCTCATTTTATACTCATCAGTCGGTTTCGATATGACTATACCTTTATATGCTGTCACACCTGCTATACGACCCTTCTTGAACTTTTTAGACATATTACGACCGAACATTGTATGTGATAATTGGAACTCTTTATTGGCTTTGACATATTCGCTAAAGTTCTCGAACAACTCACTTGATGATGTTGACATATCATCGACTAACATACAGTTCTCATTGACCCAACGTTGCACAATGTCCATCTCTGACCGATAGTCTCTATGTGCTTCTTTCAACGTATCAGGCTCGTTTAGTCCATCTTTTTGCCACATTAAACAACCTCTAATCAACCAACCTAATATTTGTGGCATCTCTTTTAATAATTTAGTCTTAAGTTGCTTATCTTGTTGGTCATCAGGTATCACTTTATTAAATGGTATGACTTTGATACGCCTCCATATGCCGTGATCCGTTCCAGTAATGCGTGGTTTGTAGTTACTACTCATAAATATTTTCATTATAGGCGTAAACTCGAACTCGTTACCGTATAAGAAACGTGCCACAATGTTACCAATACCACTGGTGTATGTCTTAATGGCTGACTCGTTCAACTTATCATTGTGCTTGGCTTCATCAGTCATCACGAATCTTGCACCTCTTAACCTTGCGACATCACCTAAATTACCTGTGCCTGTATTATATTTCTCTAACAATATATCAGCATTACTTGTCTTACCATATGTTCCCATCGCCTCGTTGACAACATCTAATAGTAAACTCTTACCATTAGATCCATCGCCGAAGAAGAAGAACATACATTGCTCGACTGTCTCGCCAGTCATAGAGTAGCCTAACACTCGTTGCACATACTTAATTATGTCCTGGTCACCCTCAAATATATCATTAAGGAACTCTAACCACTTAACTGGCTCATTGTGCATATCAACCTCATAAGGCGTGTAGTGGCTCAACATTAACTCTTTATCATGTTGTTTAATGTCGCCACTTCTTAAGTCAACAACGCCACTTGCAGTGTTGAATAAATATTTATCTCTATCAAAGTCATTGTTTGTGACAGGTATGCCCTCTAAATGTTCAGCCTCTTTCAACATGGCAGTCTTACCATTCGATTGCAATGTCCGTTTGATATTTGACAACATAGCCTTACGAACTTCTTCGGTTTCAACTGAATTCAGTTTCAGTTTCATTTCTTCAACAACGACTTCGGCAAAGTTTCTAATATTGTTATATATATCAGTTTGCCAGAACTCATCATTCCAAAACATCCATGATTTATTATCAACATTATACTTAACGATTGACCCATAACGTTCGATGAATCTATGTGCATTACCTGTATCAGTCAAGGTATAATTTGAACTTTGCATTTTTTGAACACCTTTGATAGCCTTCTTAATAGTCATCTCTCTATAATCGGTGCGTATTTCCCATTTCTTCTTATGTTTATTGTCTTTGGACATATAGTAAGGGCTTGACTTAAAAGCCTTGTCTATGGCTTGATAATTGTTGTCTAAATAGAACGCTAACTTGTTACACAAGGCTAGGTCTCTCTCGTTCTCATCTGCACCACTACCAGGTGCAGTCGCTAACCATAACTCTTTGAACTTTATGTCGTTGAAGTGTCTTTTAGCATCGAACTCAAAGTCGCCACCTGTATAGTCATCATGTTGCACGGTTACATCATGTTTACGCATATATTTGTCTAATATGTAAGATATGTCTATCTCGTTAATGTTAGCATTGAACTTGACATCGCCTGTAATGGTCACAAACTTATGCGTTTGGTCAGATATGTATATCTCTAACCCTATTTTTTGATTGTTAATATAATAGTATTTTTTATCTAATGGTGTGTTGGTTTTAAAAATCAACCTAATACCTGTGCCACTTGGGCTAACTTCAGTATAGGTTGAACAATAATCAATAATATCCATCGCCATATCGGATAACTCGCCATTCTCACTAATACAATGGTCAATATCTATCGCTGAATAGCCGTTAAATATTCCAAGCCCTAGACCACCAGTTATCTTGCCATCTTTATCAAAATTATAATAATCAGACATTTTAGTGAGTGCTATCTTAAACGGATGGAATGTTGATTTATCATTGCTTTTTGCTAAACGACCAGTGACAAGATTATAAGGTATCTTGCCACGATCATTTAATTTCCAGCCACACCACAATCCTTCATTCTTTAATTCTTGTGGTATGTTCTCTAGCATATTTTCCTCCTAATTAAAATGGTAAGTCATCTTCGATGTCGTTAAAGTTGCCTGTATCAATATTATCTTTAGTGCTATTCGATAACTTCTTCAACTTAAGGTCTTTAACTTTACCTTGCACGAACGCTAATATCGAACGCTCATCTCTACACTTGATTGACTCTAATATTTCACCTTCTTTTTCGTATTCTTCATAACCGAAATTAGCGATAAAGAACTTGCCAACTAATTTAGACTCATCAAATGATGGTGCGAACTTAAACTTGGTTTGATATGTGCCATCGCTATTTTTTTTAATAGCAGTTGACTTTTCAATTGCAGTAATGAATTTAGTAAAGAATCGTTGTGCTGTCTCTTTATATGATTTATGCAATAGACCACGCCAAGGCCAGTCACCGAACGCTTCCATTTGTTTATAAAAGAAGCCATACATATCTTTCTCATCTTGCTCTTTTAACTTATCTTGGATAACTTTTTTATCTTGGTCAGTTAATATTGGACAAGCCTCTGCTAACTCTTTAAAGTGTTTCATACCACAAATATCATACTTAATGACTAACTTCTCTTTACTTGGCTCATCAGTTGCCTCAATAATCTTAACAATATATTGTGTTCTCTCTAACTCACTAAAATTGCTAACATCCTCTGTGTGGTCTAATTCATTCCAATTCTCGATTTTTTTCATTACTTTAAGTCCTCCTCTAATTTTTTGATTCTATTTTCATATTGTTTTAATATTGTTTTCAATACATTTTCATACTCATCTATTGTTAGTGTTAATATCTCATTTTCAACACTGGCTGACACACTAAACTCTACATCTTCATATTGTGCTTGTGCTTTTTTATAATCAACTTCTTTTTGAATGCAATTGATTATGTCTTCATATGTTTCAATTTGTTCAATTATTTTATAACGTTCTTTGATTGTTTCCTTTTTCACTCTTTCTCCTCCATTATTCCATAATATTCTCTAACTATATCATTGACCATTTTTAAGTCGTTGTCTATTTGTTCACTCTCAAACATACCCATTGGCGACTTGGCCACATCGTATCCATCACTTTGTGTCTTGAAGAAATATCCATCTTGTGTCTTGGTTGTCCTTAACACAATATCAAACATACCTTCAATGCAGACCTTTTCATCTAACATCTTACCAATAGTCTTTGGTTTAACCTCTAATGTGTCGCTTTTTTCATCTTCATGCATTGTGATATAGACTATCATATCATCTGGTAATTGTGTCTTAATATAAGAAATTAAATCATAGAAGTTATTTGCTAGGTCAGTGAACTTTTGATAACCTTTTTCGTTACTTCTGCGCATGAACTCATCAGTGATTAAATACCCTGCATCATCGACTATCATTGTCTTTGTCTTACTTCTCAATAATGCTTGTTTGATTTTACCATAATCTTTTGTGTGATATGGTTTAATACTTGTCTTAAATGGTAAGCGTGTCTTCTCGGCACTTATGACACCAATTTCACCTTCTTTAAAATTTCTCATTGAAGTGGACTTACCTGTTCCACTCTTACCAATAATTAAAATTGCTTCAGCCATTATAACAACCCACTTTCTTTAATCTTTTTTAATTGTTCTGGTTTCAACTCAATAGTAACTTTTTCTTCTTCTCTTTGCCATATAAGTTTTAAGTTATTTTCAATTTCATTAAATGAAGACTCTGTGTGTATTTTAAAAACTTTAACAATATCAAGGCTTTTAAATCTACCTGCTAACATTTTTTTATCATAAAAAGAAACATTCATAAATTTTTTGCCATTTAAATATAATAATAAATTATCAAAAACTAAACACTTATTTCCGTCTCTAAACTCTACAACATTACCTGTGACCATATATTTTTCTTTTAGGGTTTGTTCTTTGACTAATTCAAAATTTCTAGCATAATGAAGAGTTTTTTCGCCATCATCACCTACAACATATACATCACCATCTTCATCTAGACCTACAACCTCATAAATTTTACCTATTGTCATGTTTCGTGCTTTTCTCAACGCTCTAACTTTATCGCCTTTTTTAATCTTTTCCATTCCTATACCTCTCTTTCCAATATGGGCAAACCTCTCTTGCTGGACAATAGTCCATACACTTTCGGTCTTCGCCCTCTCTCTTCTCTATATAATAAGGTTGCTCTACTTCTTCTGGCATCTCATCATATAATTTAACAGCGCTTTTGCGCCCTTCTTTCATCACAGCCCATTTAGTCGGTGTTGACCAACGTTCAGTCTCGCTACATAATGGCAGTTCCGTATCTAGGCTGTCCTCGTTAGCGATTAGATCATCGAACTTTTCTTTAATAAATTCTTCAATGTCTAACAAGTCTAACGCACTTACTTTCCACTCTTTAGTGATTATTGCACTTTGAGGATAATTACCACCTCTCTTTGCCTTACTTGGCGACCAATCCTTTAATAATGCATGAAACTTGATTCTTTCAACGTGCCAACCCATCTTAACGGCTAACCACGCATACATCATGCCTTGCTTACGCCAGTCTTCTAAATCATCGTTGACTATCTTCCAAACACTAGCAGTCTTATAATCTTCTATCGTGAACTCTTCTTTATTATATAAGTCACATCGCCCAGTCAAATAATAGCCATCTTTTATTTCTTGTTTCAGTCTCAACTCGACCATATTCTTATCATCGGCTTGTTCTAACACATAATGGACAGCCGTTCCCCATATAGCCCATATCATATCGCTGACATCAGCCGTGAGCGTATCTTTATACCTTCTTGTTAGCAACACCTCCCTTGTCCCTTTCAATAGCGTAGTGACCGAATAATGCTTGTCTACAATATCTCTTTGCTCGTTGGCTATATTAACAAAGGCATTAGGTAAGTTGTTCTTGTTCGTTATCTTCAATTAACATCATCCTCCTGACTAATTTAGTTGACAGATTATAATACTCGGCTAATTTTTTCAAAGTTCGCATACCAACTTTTTTACCACCCTCTATATTAACTAAAGTTGGTGTTGATATACCTAACTTTTCAGCATACTCAACTTGTGTCAATGCCAAATCTTTTCTTTTGTTCTCCACAAATGAACTTAACTTGTTCATGAGTTACCTCCTTCCCTCTAACTGCTACACCACCATTTTATAACAATTTATAATAAATGTAAAGAATTATTTTATATTTTTTTTATATTTTTACTTCTTAAGACTTAATTTGACAGGGTTTACATAGTTTAGACTATTTTTATATAAACTTTCACATAAGAAAAATATTATAAAAAAGTTTGTAAAATAACCCCTAAACCCTGCAAACTATGTAAAATGATACTTTGAACGCAAAAAAAAAGCACAACCAATTTTATGATTGTGCGTCTTTAATTTTTAATCTATGCGCTCTAAAGTTGCGTTGTCATCATTAGTAACAGTAACAGCTTCTTCATTTTTCTTCACCTCAACTTTATAACTCGCACAAAAGACTAACGCTCTCTTTCTAATGCTGTGGTTAATGATATTTAAGTTGTTATCTACATAAGCATCTCTAATAGCCATTACAATTTGGACACCCATTGCGGATAACATAACTGCTATACGTTGCCAGAAGCCACTACCACCGACAATAGCATTAAATACAAATAACCCAAACGCTAACGCTGTGATAAGCCTAAACATACCTTTAGATAGAAATCTCTTTCTTCTAATACCTTTTAAGTCAATTAAACTATTGTGACCTTTTTCGCTATTTGAATAAAGCCCATCGCCAACTAAATCTTTGTAATTCATTACTCTATAATTCTTAACGTTAATGAACTCAATATTGTCAATGGTTTCTTTATCATTATATAACTCTTTGGCTTGTTTAATTCTCTCTTTAAGAACTTGTGCTTTTTTAGTCTTGTTTTTAAGTAATGCTTTCTCACGCTTGTTAGTAAGTTTAGTGATATGCTCTTTAACGTTCGCTTGATAAGTTTTAACCTTTTGTCGCCTATTCCACTCTTCAAGCCCTAACTCTAACTTTTCATCATTTGTGGAAAACGCATCTAACAACTCTTCATTTTCGGATATCAAACCTTGTGTGATATAAGTATTGCCGTTCTCATCAGTCGCTTTCTTACCACCGACAAGGCGTTCATCACTTTTAGACAACGCTGAATAGATCCAGTCATAGAATATGTAATACATATAATATTGCTCACCGAATAATATCATAGCGTTAGCCCAATACTCACCTGTTAGAAACGCTGAATAGTCATTAAAACCAACACTCACTTGTGCGAACATTATGGATGCAAACAAGACAACGGATAACTGAACTAATGCTGTCCCTGTCTTGAACGCCATAGAATCAGCAATTTTCTTTGCATTGAATATTTGACTTAACTCATATTGTTTTTTATCCATTATCACTATCACTCTCTAACTTTGCCATTAGCATATCTAACTTGTGCATTGTCTTATCAGTGTTGCTTGGTTG